TTTAATATCATCATCTATTAACTTAACGGCTTCTCGTTCTTGAATGGTTAAACAGCTCAAACGAACATGCACCCCACCTGGTTTAACGATTTCATCACGTTTTCTTTTTAAGTTATCAAGAACAGTTTTTGTCTCTCTTCTGGTAGTTCTGTATTCCTTCAGCAATTCTTTCAAGCTGTTCCACCACCTTTTAATTATTTTTCATACTATGCACATAAGTATGGTATACTTTATATGTATAGTTTGGCTGAGTAGTAGGTGACTGCTGCTCTTTTTTTATCCCTTCATTGCATCTTCATACTCTTTTTTCAACTTTTCATTGTCCAATTTCTCATAGTATTCTGGTACTAATCGCCCGAATGCCACAAGATAAGCCAGCATCTCTTCCCTGCTTAAAATTTCGTTCATTTGATTCTCCATTTCCTCATATTGTTTAGAATTTCACGCTGGAATTACTTTGCCTTTGTAATAGTTAAAGTCCTTAAATGTATCTCTATACTTTTTGGACAACTGACGTTCACCATTAGTTAATAGTTTTTCTAGTTTTTGCGCATTGCCCTCTACTGTAAAGTTAGCTAATTCTTCAAATATCATTGTAGTTGAAGCTAAAATTTCGTCCTTTTTATCAATCACAGTGTATACACAACCACAATCAGAACCAGCAAATACATAACGTAAACCTACATGGTGTACTACATAAGCAAAATCATCATTGGGAAATCGAATAGTATCTCCGATTTTTAATTGGTGTAATACATGCTTTTTCTTTTTCATTTCACTTACTCCCTTCGAATTGAGCAAAATCTTTCTAAAACACCTTTGCTGCAGGCACTTCCAGAGCCCATTTCCGTCCTTCTGGGCTGTTAAGCCAAGCCTCAATTTTTGAATTATGATCTACTCTCTTCACACCTGATTTTTCTTTAAGTTCAAGCAAAGGTAAGTATTTATGAGCGTTTCGACCATGTATACGTACTTCATAAACACCTCCAACTAATTTTCCACTTCTACGCTGTGTAAGTGTTCCTACATGTTTGATTCTTTGATCTACAGTTACAGACCAACCGCATTTACAACTTCGTGTAAAGGTGTCATCTTCAATTATTAAAGCCCCTTGTGAAGGTTCTCCCCCTACCTTGTCGTTACCACACTCTGGACAAGTTGAGTATTTTTTTGTTAATTCCATTGCATCTCTCATATCCATTTATTTTCCTCCCTTCTGAACAATATCTTTCAATTAAGACTTACGCTTATCGCATCTTGAGCATTTATACCTCGACCACCTTGTCATACTCCAAACCCAATCGTGCCCTAGTAATATACATTTCCATTTCATCAAAACGCTTCATCTCCTCGATATGAACAAATTCTTTCAATTGTCTAATTTCCACACCATTCTTTAGGGGATTTATTTAAAGCACCTTTATACATATCGAATGATGCTTCTGCTTTCATTTTGCGAATAACCTCTGGTTGTCTGAATTCCCTTAATAATTCTTCTCTTAGTTGTCTGTGGTCAGTATTTAGCATGAATCTGTACACTTGTAGAGCCCAATAGCATTCTTCATGATTTGGCATTTTACCATCAATCATATCGTCAATAATTTCTGATAAGATCCTCATTGCTTCACCCTTTCTGCGTTTGATTTTTCAATTACTAGTGAATTTTTAAACGTTGTTCTTCTTTATTATCAAAACGTTCTATTTTATTAATAATGTGGTGCCATTGTGTAATCTCTGTTGAGTTTAAAATACGTGTGAGCTCACCATGTTGAATAATTGTCTTTTTATTAGAACGAGTAAGAACTTTATGCTTATTGCGACTTGCCATGCACGTTACCCCTCCCTGAAGTTCTTTTTTTAGCATTTAACTTTTGCTGAATCGCACGATGTATACGTTGTTCTCGTTGTTCACATTCCCAACAAAATTGTTTATAAGTATTCTTGCGCTCACAAATACCGCAGTGTTTGAGTCTGTTCATTTTAGCTAACTTCCCATTCCCATAAACTTAATTGTCCTTTAGCTACAACTGGCTCTGAAAATACTTGTAAACTATCCAGCTCCCATGCATAACGACCTTCTGTGTAATCACCGAAAGCCACCTCTAAACCATCTATAGTTTTTCCTTTGGATAATACAGATGCATATCCTAAAGTAGCCTCAACTTTATAACAATCCTTCAATTCAACCGTAGCAATTACAACACCTGTTGGGAGGTCCTTGTATGATGTGATTCCATGTTCTTTCAAGACCCCTTTAATCCAAGGATTCTGGCATGCTTCCTTATCAACGCTTTTTCCAGCATGTATCGCTAAAGCACCTCTGTACTTTGTTTGCCATGATCGTGTTTCAAACTTTTTCTCACCAAGGGAAATTAAAGTTGCCCAGGGCTGTTTTATTGTGATGGCTTTCACTATTTAAGCTCCTTTCAGTCAAACATAATTGTAGAAAGTTTGTATGACCTTTTTGGCGTTGTTATAATTGCCCAAACTTCATCTCCAAAATCAACAATGCTGCTTAATGTCTGCCTATGCTTTTTTTCAATTTTTTTAATTACTTCTTGTAATGATTTGTGATAAAAGGCTTCAGTAGTTAATTCATTTCCGTATTCATCGGACATAGCGACCTCTATACAATCATGTTTAACAACAGCAATATCATCATGTTTAGTTAATATTTGAGCTTTCATTTTATTGACTCCCTTTATTCTTTTATTTGCTATAAAACTTTTAAGTTGATAAAATATAACGAAAGAATATTCTTTTATCATTTTTCTTACAGCTCACTATTTGCCCTAGTGAGCTGTTTTTATTTTTACTCATACAACACAACCATCTATCGTTAAAATTACCTCGTTACGATTAGTTAACTTTTGTACAATTACTTCTAATGGTACTTCTTCGTTATTTAAGGATCTGCTGAAAGCAATTGAAGCGTACTCCACTGGTACCTCTTTCATTTCGAGCAATTCATCAGCTGTTATTGGTGTTACTTCTTTAAATTTATCTGTATACATATCTTTTGCATTGATTGGATTTTTAGCTTTTAGCAATGCATAGTACGGCTCAAGTATTTCAAAATAGCGCATAGAATGTTCCTCCTTTTAGAGTAATAGAGCCGTATAAAACGGCTCTTTATTTGATTAACGTAATACGTGAATATTTTTAGCGGCGATTTCTTCTGCCAATTCTTTTTGGAAGAACTCCGAAATGTTTTCAATGGCTTCTAATTGCCATGAACCGCCGTCAGCTTCAAAAATAGCAACCTCACCTCTGTTGTTTAAACGTAAAATGTAATCAGATGGTGGTTGTGGGACTTCTGAGAACGAACGGAAAGGCTTTAACATCACTTTTGGTGGGATTGCCTCATTGCTTAAAGATGCTGCGCCTGCTTTTACTGTTACTGTTTGTGTTAATCCTGAATCTTTTACCTCAACAGAACCTTCGTCCACATGAATATGGCTAATGATGTCTAAAACTTTAATTTGATCTGGTGTTTCTACAAAATTCGCTTGCATCATGATTTGGAATCGTTCACGATCTACAAAACGGTCAAATGTGATTTGTGGAAGAATTGCTTCTGACTTTAAATAAGCACGACGGTTATTTGTATTATCCAAAGCATCGATTAATCTCAACTCTGTTGGTGACTCAATATGAATTAATAACTTGCTTCGACTATCAAAATTCGATTTAATATAATCAACAACACCTGTTAAGCTGTGGATTTCGATTGCATTTACAGATGGGCTGTCTGCGATTAAATGCAATTTTTCTGTACTGAAAGTTTGACCTTTGACTTCTACGGTTTCAGGTCGTTGTAATTCTAATAAGCGATTTAAAAATTCTTTTAACATTTAATTTTCCTCTTTTCTTTTATTGGAATTTGACTTTCTTTACTACATTGTCTTCTACTACTTGCACATCATCCTCTAGCACTAGACCTTCATCATTTCGTATCTTGCCATCATCCCCAAAGTACGTTTGACCTGGTGCACCACTTGCAAGTTCTCGCCCCACCACCTTTCCAGCTGAATCTGTACCTAGTAGCATTGTTGTAGCAACTCCTTTTGATGGAGCAAGTGTACATTTAGTATCTACATTTGTGGCAATAACCTCTCGATTATCGTCAGCTTTAAGCGTTAATGTAATTGTTACTTTACGAACTTTCGTAGCATCAGTGTTTGGATCAAATATGTTATCCATCACTTTTTGTAATTCCATGTTTGTTTTTTCAGCTAATGCGCCACCTGCAAAAGTTTCTAAATTGATTTTTGTTTGATTTAGATTAGACATTGGCTTGTCCTCCCTTTGGATTTGGTATAAACGTAATTTCGTATACATCGCCCTCTACATCGCGAGCTTTAATAACTGTTCGATCTTCGCTAAATTGCCAATCTGTAAATTCAGCACCTTGTAGGTGTCTTAAAAAACCTGAAATTTTATCGGCTTGTTTTAGTGAAATTGCTGCTGCCATTCTCGTACTCTCCAATATTGTTTAATAGTTTCTTTGCAAACTGCGAAAGCTCTTTATTTTGGCCATACACAGCTGCATTTAGTTCACATTTCAAATCATTCATGAGCCATAATGAGTTAAGACATTTATTGCATGACTTGTATGCCATTTTTGTTCACTCCGACAACTTTTTGCCTGTGTCGCTTGTGCCTTTTTTTGATCGGTTGAAGTTTTAAGTCCACTGAATAAGCAATTCTCCAACCTTCCGTTTTCATCTGCAGTAATTCCTCGTTGTTGTACTGTCCAAATGCTACGAACTG